AGGAGGCTCTCTGCAATAGAGCTACAGGGTAGCTGATATAGGAGGCGAGCAATCGCCAATTAGACGGAAACGTCAGCATTTTACGGCCTAGTATCAGTCCTGTAGCTCACCATTGACTGTTTGAGAGATTATCAATGGGGTACAAAAAAAGAAGCCATCCAGCATTGGCTTCTTTTTGGTTGTCTTTGTTTTATTGCATGTAACTGTAGTTGTAATTGAAGGAATCCACAAAACGTACAAGCTGGTAGTGCTTACTGTACTCTAAACTTCTGGAACGTCAACAGGATTATACCGGACTGCTATGTCCTCAAAGTCTGCGTCTATCTCGGCGATCAATCGGATCATACCACCCTTGACCGCATCCCACTCCTCTATACCTTCGGCTACTAGTGCGTCGAATTCACCGAAATTAAATCTTAGGCTGCTCTCGGCCATCTTCTAATACAGCGTCTATCATGACTGCTGCTCCTGAGTTTGGGTGATCGCCATGTGTGATACCGAGGTCGGGAACCGGTCGTATTACTTTGGCTATCGCACGAGCTATACCCTCCATCGGTGGTGGGCACTTGAGTATCTTTATATTTGGGAACGGGTTATTGTCAGCTTCCATGTTCTAGGTATACACCCAGAAATCTAGAATGCAAGAACTTTATACGCTTCGGGCTATTGCTATAACAAGCAAGATAGCCAAGAGTGCCCAAATAACGCCAGGCATTATTTCTCTCCCTCCATAGATCGCAACTGACTCCAGTTACTTAGGGTGTGGTTATATACAAGTGCCGCTACAACCGACACAGTGGCCACTAGAAGCAGCCAACCAGTCCAGGCGGTAGGTTTTACTACTGCATCATTCCAAACGACTATAACCGACGCTATGACGCTCAGAAGTATGTTTGTTGGCACTGGGTAGCGATTAGCAAACGCCAGTGGGATAAATTTAAGTTTTAAAATTTGCTGGACACCTACAACTGCTAAAGCTGCAAGTGCTGTCACGTGTGTTAAGTATTCCATTATTAGCCTTTCTTATTAACTATCTTATACATGCTATCGAGATACGCTCGTTCGTCAGGGGTACAATTACCGCCACTGCCGTACTTAGCTTTTATCTTTGCTTCCATGTTCTGCTTGGTAACATCGTCACCTAGCAATGCTTGTGCCTGTTTCCAAAACTCATACCTGGCTACCAGACTGGCATAGCGGTCTTTGTATTCTTGTGAGGTGTAAGCCCAGAAAAGAAGTGGTGCCCAGTCTTTGCCTACGAACCGAGCATACTCTGCCTCTGTTGGTGCTCTATCTAGAGCCAATTTGAAAACTGTATCTACTCCGCCTCTGTCTACCATGTTTGCCATTTCTTCTCCTACTCTCTGTCCTACTTGGACGTTAATTTGACTCAGATGGCAATAGCTATCGACCCAGCCATCATCACTTCTAATATCTATAAACTTACCAAACGTACCGTCACCCGCACTTTTAGGATACACGCCAATAACCACACCTGGTTTAAACTCGTTCTGTGGTGCCCTGACAGTCGCATAGTTACCGTTCCACTCTTGAACATGGAGGTGAGCACCAATAGTGTATCCTGACTCTCCTGTGAGGCCTATTGTAGTTCCCCCTATCACAATTGGGGTTCCTATTGGGCACGGACGGTCACGGCCTTTGTGAGGCTTCTGTGTGCTGTACGGATGCTTAGTGCTCCCAAAGTCATATCCTGGAGTTATCGGGTAGTCTTGTGCGGTCATAGCACTCCTTATGTATCATTGCGATAGTAGATAATGGCTAGGATGGTGGCAGAAGATAGGCCAGCAAGGGCGTTGAATACTTGTGCTGTACGGCGAATATTGGGCATGAGGTTGCCGTCGGCTTGTCTATAGAAGTTGACGTATATTGAGAGTACTGAGTTGCATATCATCACTATAACAAGAGAGATGAGGAGTCGTTTTAGCCATTGCAAATCTGTTGGCGGTTTGAGTATTCTTACTTGCCTAACAATAACATAGCTTAAAACACAGATTGTCAGCACTCTAAGCAAGATGGAGAATATAGCCACCTTTTCTATCATTTATGTCCTCCTGTAGCTGTAAACACCCTGAGAGTGATACCATTAGCTAACTTCTTATTTATTTGTTTTTGAATACTAATATCTGTATTTATTCTGTTATGAAAATCCTGCTTGATTGCTTCTATCTCTTTCTCTTGGCGTTTGCGTCTAAAAAACATTAGTTGCCTCCACCTGATAGCTTAGCAAGCAACAGTTTAGCGGTCTGTGAAAATTCGGACATGATAGCATCATACTTATCTCTGTTCTCTATACCATCCTGCCTACGCTGTTCATAAAGCGTTTCAATCCTTCGGTTCTGATACACCACTACAGCTACCAAGGCGGTGATGACTACCCCTGCTAGCCCGTATTGTGATAGTACATCTGTCATAATTATGCCGCTTCGTAAGTGCCTGTAATAGCGAATACGTCAGTGTTTGCCCATGTCATAGGTTGAGTAGATGTTATGTTTTGTTTGGCTGTGTTGGAATCCAGATACACCATTTTTGCTGTGGTAGTAGTCACAAGATTACAAACCCCAGTATATGTTGTTGTACCCGTGTCTGTTATCTCTACTTGACCTATTGGTGTACCCGTCAAATAACTGCTTGCTGTGATTGGTAGAGTGAACGTAGGAATAGATCCCATTGTCGAAGAACTAAGTGTAACTTCTAGCCTAAAGTGCACCGTCTTGCCGACTTGCGTATACTTAGCTGTCACCGTAGCACTACCCTTTGTAAAGTTAGCAAACGTAGGTGTCCACGTTTGCCACGGAAGGTTATCGCCTAGAAACGAATAGAAATGGGCATCATTCGTACCAAGTATGTTCCATTTTGCTGCTGATGGTTGTTCCCCATAGACTACTGACCAAGATGCGTAAGCCATTTATATTTGCCCTTGTGTTATATTCATACTCTATATGTAACCGAGTGTGTGATATTCGTCAACAACTATTGACATTGTGGCATAAGTAGAATAGACTGTAGTCACTATGAAGAAATTACTTATCACATCAGCAGTTCTGTTATCAGTTACAGGTATAGGTTCTTATGGACTAACCCACAACAGTGCCCAGTCAGAAGACAATACACCTCAACGTGTAGACCAGTTAGAAGGTCAGGTAGAGAATCACGAAGCTCGCATCACTAATACAGAAGCAGACGTAACAGATTTGCAAGAAAGCACGGGGACTCCACCTAGCTCTCAACGTACAGAAGTGCCGCAATCAACACCTCAGAGTGAAACCCCGCAGCCACCTAGCCAACCAGAAGCTGCACCAGTTACAGTTGTGGCGTATGAAATACAACCCATACCTGGCACAGAGAATGAGAACTGTAAATACACCTACTCCGATGGAACAAGCAAAGTGTTCCTATGGCGTACTGTTGAATACAATCAAATCCGTGTGGTTCACACTAGCGGAATATGTGACTCTAAGGCTGTTGGTACGCTTAAGACCTAATCCTCAATAAATACCATTTGAAGGTAAACACGCCCCAGTTAGCAGAAAAACCAGCTAAAAAATTGATGTACAGGTTGGTACTGTCTGTAGCAGCATAGAAATATGTTTGCATCCCAACAGTATTATTTGCCCCGCTATTGAAAGCTGTAACGGCCGGTAGAGGTTGATAGATACCATTCTGAAAGATAGCAACCATAGGAATAGGAACAAAACCTGTAAAGCCATGAGGAATGGTAGCAGCAGCGTTATCAGTCCCCGCTGTTGTATCGATAGATGCAGTCCCAGACGATACCACTTCTATGTTGTCGAACTGTGGCACTCCTGTTAATGATTGCTCTACGCCCATAATACCTCCTATGGTGCTATTTTATCGCTCCCGCCAATGGTAGATATACCAATACGGAAGTATGTTGTTATTGTACGCTGCAGAACCATAATATCTTGCACAAACCCCACATCAGGGTCTAGTTTGCTTCGTATATTGTAGACCCTCCAATAGCGACCTTGCCAACTAATCAGATCACCATTTTGGAGTTCTGGTATAGCTCTGATCGTCAACTTCTGCAGATTTTCTATGTCTGAGAAATCATTGAGTAACATTCGAGATAGTGAGGCTGCCCAACTGGCATTTTGTATATATGGATTGTCTATCTTATAGGGGTGCTCTTGATAAGCTGTAACAGATGAGTCATCTTTTTCTCGATAGTACAGATCACCTACTTGTTTAGCAACCCTGCCAGACAATACAAGCTGAGTGATGTAGGCCGTACCACCTGAGTTATTCTGGAACCGGTACTTCACACTCTTGGCAAATGTGCCAACATTTTTGACCGTGATATTGGCAGTAACATCAGTACCCGTTCCATCTGACAATGAATTAGCCACAAAATAAGATACTGTTCCACTTGATGTAGGGTCAGTGAGTGCCAACACAGGATCTTGAAACTCGAAAAATTGTTCCGTAAACGAGTTGCTAGGAACGTTGAAAGAGCTGAGAGGAGGTAGGTTAAATATGGTTTGTGCCGGCTGTTTCTGCCGTATGGGGGCGTTTACCTCTACCACATTTATAAGGTGATCTGTGTCGGGGGCTTCGGCATTTATAACCTGACCTGTAAGTAGTAACCTCTGTACTGAGTTATACGGTGCACTATCCCAGTGTTGTCTATCCCAGAACTTAAACTTGCCAGTCTCGTCTTGGAATACATGTCCATACTCGGCTTGTGCTAAGTCGTCTATAATGCCATCAAAGCGAGTGCCCTTTTCAAACAGACCAAACGGAATAATATTAATACCTTGATCTACCTCATACTGGCTTGTAGACATACCTAACGACTGAAACAGCGTCTCCATAACTTGCCCCGTGAACTGTGCAGTGAACATAATTTCTTGGTCAAGATACCTGTTTTGAAAGAAGTCAACATAATCTGCACCTTGAAATAACAAACGCTTGCTGCGGGCATCTGTTCTGGGTTGTCTTGTTCCAACACCGGCAAACTCCGGTACAGTTTGATCTATACCCTGGAACTCAAACCCAGCACTAATTATGAATGGTCGGCTCGGTAGCACAGACGTAAATAGTTCTGAATTGCCGCCCATATAGCGAGGAGTGAACCTACCCGATGTATTATCTATCTCTGCCTCTGCCATTGCTTTGGTTAAACCTCCGGCTGGCATCTTCAAGCCACGTTCCCAAGCCAAAGACATCACATACTCAGACTCATCAAAGTAATTGTAGATACTAGCCCCGCCAATCGCTCCTGCGTTGATACCAATACCGTCATTGCCACCGATAAGTGATACTCCAATGGTGAACGTCCTGTTACCGAGGTTGGTTTCCTTTTTCCACGATATTTGTAAGCTATGAGCAATAGAACGGACTGTATCCCGTTCCTCTGCGGTAAATGCTGCTGATACACTCTGCACCATTTTAAGCCTCTGTGAGTATTAGGTCGAAGTTAGACAGGTAATCTTCACCCTTAACGCTAAAACCCCGTTCTATGAGGTCTATATGCACCGTGGTGGCCGATATAGTATAGTTGGCTTCCGTCACCGACCAAGACTTAGCTACTGCATTAGATAGGTAGCTGTCATAGATGGTTCTAATGGTTGTGTAATCTGCAGCGTTGGTAGTCCGGTATTGTAGTCGCCATACACGCTTATTGTCACCAAAGTAGTCACGGTTTACTTGACCGTCAAGCGTTCGGTTCTGGGCATACTGACTATCATTCTTCTCGGAGAGTTCATGGGGTGCTCGTATCTCTGTGCCATCTAATAAGTATGCCATTATGCAGTCCTCCTTGCTGTACCCATACTTTGTAAGTCATTCCATGCATCCATGATCATCTGAGCATACTGGCGAGCATCCTGTTGGCTGCCCATAAATGCCCCAGCCTGTACAGTAATGTTGATTGTCTGGTTCTGCTGAGTCGTTGGAGTGTTCCCCATTCTTGCTAGATCAGTGTCGTTGATTATCTTGCCACTAGTATTTGGTACAAATAATTCAGCCTTGCCACGCTCACCAACCATATACGGTTGCCCTGCTGTAACTGCACCACCTAACGCCCTATTAGCTGTCATAGCGGCAATTGTGCGGCCGATCTGTTCAGCTTTAGCATTGTCTCCCGATTCTCTAGCTGCTTTTGCTAAGTTCTGCATACGTCTAATAGCAGCATCGTTTGAGTTGTTTAGGTTGGACATGGCTATATCAGCCTGGTTTACAGCATCGTGTATCTTGCTCAGTTCTTGTAATACTTTCCATACTACAGCTACAGCAGCCGCAACTGCCACTGCTCCTCCAATTGTAATGCCAGCTCCGAGGGCTGCCATTGCACTAGAACCGATGCCCGACATAGTAGCACTTATAGGAGCTAAAACTGCTGTGGCGGCTGCACCAAAACCCTGAATAATCCATCCTGCTATACCGCCAACCAATGGTATAGCACTAAGTACACCAGCAAATACGCCTGCCAATCCTGGCACAAAACCCAGCAGAGCAAACAGTATGGCCATATCTATAGGGTGATCTATAATTGCGTTAAACAGTCCATTTATTATGCCGAGCACAATATCTGGGGCTACAGCTGCAAACGCTCCAATGGCAGCAGCAGTTAATGAACCCCAGTCTATTTTGCCAATCATCTCTATAAGTGCAGTAGACATACCCCCCGCAAAACCGTCCTCTTTGATCTTTTGAGTTAGCCCCGTGTAAATGGCTGTACCCTTCTCAAGTGCTATTTCGACGACTTCTTGAAACTTTTCTTTGAGGTTTTCTTTGTTCTTATCTAACCATTCAATTAGAGACGAGGCTGAGTTTCTTAGTCGGGCAAATATGGAGTTCTCTTCGACATCACCTTGAGAGTTTATGCCTACAATCTCTCTAGCTGCTTGCCCTATGTTATCCTTTAAGGTAGACCACAGACCAGATAATGACTTACTCTGTTTTGCCATAGTCCCATGAAACTTGCCACCTTCGGCAGTCATTAGCTCAAAGGCTTTTTGAACTTCGGGGAATCCTACTTTGCCTGCTTCAATCATCCCAGTCAGAGCTTTTTCGTTTGTGTTTAACACTTTGGCCAGGTACTCATAGATAGGAACACCACGCTGGGCAAACTGTCTAATGTCTATAGTAAATGCTCGGCCTTGTGTTTTGAGTGTACCCATGAGATAAGACAAGTCGCCAATCGGAGCACCAATAGCAGCCGATACATCACCTAACTGCTTCATGGTCTTGATAGCGTCCTCGCCACTGAACCCAAACGCTATTAACTGTTTAACTGAGCCGGCAAGTTCTGGGAACTCAAACGGAGTGTCTGCTGCAAATTTACTAACCTGCGATAGCACATCTCTAGCTTTATCAGCTGAACCAAGCATATTCTCTAGGCCAATACGTGTTTGCTCAAATCCTGCGGCAGACTTGACTGCAAACCCAGTGGCTGCAACGGTTGCTGCGGTGAATAGATTTACGCCTTTTTTTGCTGCTCCGGCAATAGAACTGCCAACACTGTCTACTTGAGACGAAAAACCCTTAAGGACAGATGAGGCTCGATCTTCTGCTGTGATGACTGCTTTGATGTTTGCTTGTGCCATGATTATCCTGAGTGTTTAGCTTCTAACTGTTGCTTCTTTTGAATTAGACCGTATATGTCCATATTAGTAAACAACTCATGGGTCGGTTCATTCATAAAGTCCTCATAGGATAGGTGCAACAGCTGACGGTATTGCCACATCAGGATCTCTTCGGTTGGGTGATCGTTTTGGATGGCTTGGTGTAAAGCCTCTAGTCTTTTGGGTCAGTTTTCTTCCCAACTACAGTTTCAAAACAATGAATTGCCGTCTCTTGGTCAATGTCACCGACATCCTCTTTAGTGACGTCTTGCAGTTTACCCTCATCGTCAGGGAATTTACCCTCTACGAAGTAAGTGGTCAAAAGATCGAGCATCATAGTAATTGACTTACCGTTGTCCTCTTCGCCCTCTTTGGGGAGCTTAGCTAACATCCCTGTGTAGTCTTTTACTGGGATTGCTTTGAACGTGAGGTAACCGTCTTTATATTCTTCGCCAAGAAACTCTAAAGTGACCTTGCGTTTTATAATTATATTGCCCATGTTGCCCTTTCTCTTACTTAGTATGACACTTTCGTGTTGATAAGTGTTGCAGTAGAGATTATATCAAGTGCGTTGGCAGTATCATAGTTAGCTTTGAGGTTGATGCTTTGCTTAGCAATTTCGTTAAGCGTGTAGTCTGGCTCCCACTCTGAGAAGTCAACACGAGGTAGTTGCAGGGTGAGGCTTGAGCTTGTAGAACGGAGCAGTTTGATTTCAGCAGCCCGGTATGTATTTGCCAGCATGTAGTTGCGGTAAGTGTCATCTTCCAGGTTCAGATTGATAGAACCCTCAACACTAATCTGTTGGCTAAGAATATCTTCTGGCTCTACTGTACCAATCACATTGTCAAAGATTGTATTGCGGCTAATCGTCAGCTCTAGGCTCTTGAGTGAGATAGGAGTTGCACCGGATAGGCCACCAATAGCTGATGCGAGGCGGAACTGAAGGTGCTGATGTAGGAATTTGTTACCAACGGCAGTGAAGTTTGGTGTCTGTGCTGCCCAGTCCTTAGAACCCTTCGTCTTAAACCCTACTGTCCAGCTAACAATACCAGATGGCTCAACGCTCATTTGGAGGCTGTCTACTACGGCGTTAGGGAACATGTAACTTCGGTCAGGGTCAGTCCAGTACAAACTAAGTGTTTTGGCCTGGTTAGTTTGGCTGAGTGTGAAGGTATGTGTATATGGGTTTGCACCAGTTGTTACTGGAACAGCACCTAGTAGTGATGTAAGGATGTAGCCAAGTGCTGCATCGTATAGCTGAGACTCAATCTCTCCCTCGCCCATACGCATAGTTACATAAAATGAGTCAGAGTCGGCAATCTTACCCATTCCCTGCTCTTCTCTAGCGGACTCAATGGTATCTTTGAATGACATCGTTACGAATGGTAGCCAATAGGTTGGTGACACTGCCGTGCCTCTAGTAGCTTCGATGGCGATGCCGAGTGTTCCTCTACGGCCTACAAACTTAGTCATTTCTACTCCTTATCGTTTTCATAGTGGTATATATGCCTCATCATTTCTGTTTCGTCAACAACTAGACAACCGTAATCTCTGTGTATATGCGGAGTATGACGTTAGCAGCTCTCGCAACTCCTCCTTCTACATCTGAATAACCCCACTCTACATCTGCTGCGTTGGCAAACAGGACGGGTGCTCCCTCAATTTCATAATCGAAATCTATGACATTTATCACATCATCTATAACTTGGGCAATGGTCACTTCGGCGTAGTCCATACGCTCTCGCTCCGTATCATTAACAAAGTTCTGGCCTACCGGGAACAATACGGTACAGTTATAGGTATAGACTCGGGAGTTCTCGGCGTTCGAGCTAAACTCTCCCTCTTCAGTGTTAGCTGTAATGTATACGGCAGGGAAACCTTTAGGGTTTAGCTTGATAGCAGGGTAGACGGCTTGGATAGAGGCTAGGCTCTCTAGCTTGTTTATAATCTGGTCTTTTATCTGTATGGATACGCTCATGTCTCACTCCCTATCTGGTCTAATACATTTTGCACGGCTTTCTCAAAGTTAGTCTGCACCGTTTGCTCATTTTTCTCAACAGCTAATCGCAAATAAGGTCTGGCTCTCATCGATCGAGTGCCGTCATGTACAAAGATGTCGTAGTCGGTGTTTGTACCTACTTCACCTGTAAGGTTAGTAAACCTATCATAAGTAGACGAACGTAAACGCCCCGTATCAACAGGAGTACCTGACTTCGAATCACGCTCTATGCCGACAACTGACGTACGGATGGCCTTGTTTAATTCCCGGGTCATCAGAATTGGGAACTTAACAAACGCTCGTTTTATCAC